GGTTCCTCCGGGATGCCGTGCTTGAGCATTTTGGTGTTCCGCGTGAAATCATGGGCATCACGGAGAGCAGCAACAGGGCCACGAGCGAAGCGGCTCAGTACATCTATGCCCAGAACGTCATTATGCCACGGCTCAACCGCCGGGAAGAAGCCATCAATACACAGATTTTGCCGTTCTATGGCAATGATCTTGCTTTGCAGGAGGCTTGCGATGTCGGGCGTCACGCTGCCGTAGAGCAGCAGCTCTTCGGGCTGCACCTGCCGCAGCAGTTCTTCCAGCCCTGCAAGAAAACCGGCCTCCGTCTGCCTATGCACAAGGCAGCCCACCGTGCTTACTGCCACTGCCCCTCCGGGGGAGATGCCGTCGAAGCACCAGTCAAAGCTGGCATCGTCGGCCCATCCGGCGGCGGGAATGGCGCAGACGCCCTGCTGCTGAAGCCATGCGGTGAGCAGCTGGTTGCGGTAGTGGTTCCACCGCTGCAGTGGGGCGGGGAAGTCGGTGTACAGCGAAAAGTCCGGCCCGATGACCAACGGGCATTTTGCCAGCGCGGCGAGATACCGCTGCGGCTGACGCCAGAATCGCTCGAACTGGTAGTCGTCGAGGAAGAAATGCACCCCTGCGCTCTCCGGGTGCTTGCAGGTCAGCAGCTCATTGAAGCCGATGAGGTGATCGACCCCGAAGGGCAGCTCCTGCGGCTGGGTGATGGGGTTGCCCGCCGGGGTCAGCTCGATGCCCTCCAGCAGGAACCAGCCCGCCAGCTGTGCTGTCCTCATCCGCTCGTTCGAAAAACCCATGCTCGGCCTCCTGTGTCGTTATCTCAGAAAGCATAGCATGGGTAAAACCTCAAAATCGTTACGATTTGCACGGACGAGCGGCCGCGAAGCTCTGTGCGGGGCTTTTGGTGCTTTGGCGTAAAAAAAGCTGCTGTCTGGCGAAACGGAGCGCTTACAGGCGCTCTGCGGGGGCGCTTGCGCGATGCAGCTCCCGCCAGACCCAGACCCGGAGCGTTTCCGGGGAAATGCCGCCGCCGTAGAGCAGGGCGGCTTTCTGCCAGCTGACCTTGCCCGGGCCGAGGAATGCAATCTCGAACACCCGGCGGGTGAGGGGGTCGGTGATGGTGTCGATAAAGGCCCGGCGCTGTGTCCGGGTCAGCCTGCGGAATGCTCGGATGCTCATGGGTGGTCTCCTCTCTGCACTTCTCGGATGCGGGTCTTCACGGCCTGCATCAGGGCGTTCTGGTCGGTGTCTTTGCGGGTGAGGGCATTTGCCACCAGCGCGTCGGCTCCGCCCTTGACGATGAGGCGGTGGACGATGACGCTCTGGGTCTGGCCCTGCCGGTAGAGTCGGGCTTCGCCCTGCGCGTAAAGCTCGAGGCTCCAGGGCAGGCTGTACCAGATGAGGTGATGCCCGCCCTGCTGGAGGTTCAGCCCGTAGGCGCAGCTGGCAGGCTGGGCCAGCAGAACGTCCAGCTCTCCCGTGTTCCATGCGGCTACGTCGTGCTCATTGTCCAGCACGGCGAATCTGAGGCCCCTGTGGCGTGTTTTCAGCGTTTCGATGAGCTGCTCCTCGTCGAAGCGGAAACCGTAAAACACGAGGGCTTTCTGGCCGTCCAGCGCGTCGATCAGTTCATCAAAGGCATCCAGCTTGCACCGGTGGATCTGGTGCACCGTGCCGTCCTCGTCGTACAGGCTGCCGTTGCACAGCTGGAGCAGCTTGCCGGTCAGGGTGGCCGCCTGCTGGGCGGTGATGGTCTCGCCGTCCACATCCAGCAGGTAGTCCTTCTCCAGCTTCTTGTAGGCCGCCTTGGCAGGCTTGTCCAGCACCACCGGGATGTCCTCGGTGATCTTCTCCGGCAGAGTCAGGTGGTCGGCGGCTTTGAAGCTGAGGACGATGTCCCGGATGGCGGTATGGATGGCCTCCGCAGCCTCGGCTTTCGGCTCGTAGCTGTACTGGGTGGGCCAGAAGTACTGCTGCCGGTAGTGGGTGATGTACCTGCCCAGCCGCTGCCCCTGATCCAGCAGCCAGACCTGCGCCCAGAGGTCCAGCAGGCCGTTGGGGCTGGGCGTCCCGGTCAGTTCCACCAGCTTGTGGATGCGGGGGCGCACGGCTTTGAGGGCTTTGAAGCGCTGGGCTGCATGGTTCTTGAAGCTGGATGCCTCATCCAGCACCACCATGTCAAAATCCCACTTCCGGCCCAGCGTCTGCACCAGCCACGCCGTGTTCTCCCGGTTGATGATGTAAATGTCCGCCGGGGCAGCCAGCGCGGCGAGGCGCTGCTTCTCGCTGCCCAGCACGGTGGCCAGGCGCAGATGCCGCAGGTGCTCCCACTTGGCTGCCTCATCCTGCCACGTCGCCTCTGCGACTTTCTTCGGGGCGATGATGAGCGCTCTGCTGATCTCCAGCCGGTCGTAGATCAGCTGGTCGATGGCGGTCAACGTGACCACCGTCTTGCCCAGGCCCATCTCCATCCAGAGCGCCACCCCGGGCTTCTCGAGGATCGCTTCGATGCCCGCCTGCTGATACGGGTGCGGGTGAAACTGCTGCATTGCTTTGACCTCCGTTTCTTTTAGGGGAGCGCGTCAGTCGTCGCTCTCATAGGGACAGCCGCTATCGTCTGACCCGTCGCTCTCTGCGTCGTCGGCGTTCGCCATCTGCGCCATGAAGCTCTGGGTGCTCAGGTAGCTGACCAGGTTCTTGACGTGTTCGGCTGTGCTGATCTCGTAGCAGGGGAAGCCGAAGCTCTGGATCTTCATCCTCCACCACTCCTGCAATCCCCCCGCCTTGACCTTTGCACCGGGGCGCTTGAGCTCCACAAAGGCGATGATGCCGCCGGGGAAGAGGATCATCCGGTCAGGTACACCCCTGTGTCCGGGGCAGGTCCACTTCAGGCACAGCCCGCCTGCGTCCTCCACGGCCTTGCGCAGAACATTCTCGATGCTTTTCTCAAGTGGCTTATTTGTCGGCATGGTAGTTTCTCCTCTCCATTTTCGGTTTGACTACGTGACTACAAAAATCAGTGTTTTCCTATAAATCCCTCACGTGAAGCGTATAAGACTCTCGCGTGTACGCGCGCATTTCTTATTTTCTTTTCTTTTTCTCCTTCCAAGGGATTTTATTGTAGACAATGTAGACAAAACCAGAAAACCCGCATGAACACTCGCTTTTTCCTGACTACAAAGCTGTCTACAAACGGAAAATCCTTTGTAGTCGTTTGTAGACAAGCGGCGTTTTCGGTTCTTCTTTTCTTTTGTTGCCTTAAAGTTTGCTGGATTCTCTGTAGTCTGTAGTCAGCTTTTTATTTGTAGTCGTCTGTAGACAAAAACGGTGGTTTCGACCATCGTTTGTAGTCGGATTTTCGGGTGGTAATTACTCCTCGTTTCGCCTCCACGAACGCTGCATTCCGTAGGGTCCGCAGCGCAGGGGATACTTGACCGGAGACCATCCCGGGAGGCCGTTCATGATGGCGGCGATGCGCTTGGACTGCTGCCGGTCAAGGTCTCTGCCGGTGCGGTCGAGGCATTCCCGCCACAGCTCGGCGGCACAGACGGAGGCTCTGGAGGCCGTATGGACGCCCTCGGCGGGGCCGGTCTCCCACCAGCAGACCCGCTCCTCAACGGTCATCTTGGGCCATCCCGGGGGCAGCGGACGCTCGAGGAAGTCGGCGATGGCACCCTCCCACGGGTCCCGTTCGGTATGGGCCTGCTGCTCGGCGAGGGCTGCTGCGTGCAGCTCGTCCCGGAGCATGAGGTCTTCTCCGGCGTTGTACCGGGCCATGGCCTCGGCCCACAGCTGGTCCACCTCGGAGGGGGTCAGGTCGTCGTGGACGACCCGTGTGCGCCGCTCGTAGCTGCAATCTATGGGCCAGTATCGGCGGTTGCCGGTGGCATCGCGGAGAAAATCGGAGCTGTTGGAGGTACCGAAGAACACGCACCTGCGGGGGTACTGCACCGTTCTCCGGCCATAAGCGGCCCGGTATCTGTCCTCCGTCTGGCTGAGGAACTGCTTGGCCGCCTCGCTCTCGGAGCGGCTGAAAGCCGTCATTTCGCCCAGCTCTACGATCCAGACACCCCGCAGGTTCTCCCGGGCCTCCTTGCCGTCGAAGCTGGTGATACTGTCGTTGAACCACTCCTTGCCCATCCGACTGAGGAGCAGGCTCTTGCCGATGCCCTGCTTGCCGCTGAGGATGCAGATCTGGTCGAACTTGCATCCGGGGCGGAAGCACCGGGCTACCGCTGCGGTGAACATCTTGCGGGTCACGGCCCGGGTGTACCCCGTATCCTCTGCGCCGAGGTAGTCGATGAAGAGGGTGTCGAGGCGCTCCACGCCGTCCCAGACGAGGCCCAGCAGGTACTCCCGCACCGGGTCTTTGGCGTGTCGTCCTCCGGTCAGGGCCACGGCGTCGGCGGCCTTGTTGACCCCGCTGAAGTGGTAGATGGTCTCGAGGTACCAGCGGACGCCTGCGTCGTCCTCGTCCGACCAGTCCCGCTCGGCGTCACGGTCGTTCCAAGGGAACGGCCCCTTGCAGCGCAGCCGCTCCGAAAAGGTGTCCATCCAGATACGGCCCTTGAGGGCGGGGTCGTTCTCGAGGATGATCCATGCGTTCTGGATGGTGCAGGCGATGGCACCCTTCTGGGTGCGGTCGAGCTTCTCCTGCCATTTATCCGGGTCGGCGTCTTCCTCGGGCAGCGGCTCGAAGCCCTCCATCGCGTGGTCTACGGCCTCCTGCCGCAGCAGGGCAGAGGTGGGGCCGTCGGCCTCGGCCAGCGCCCGCATCTGATGCCAGCTGGGGAGGCTGGCGGTGGGCGTGCCGGGGGCGGCGTCCGCGTCCAGCTCACCAAATTTGTGAATGCGCACCAGGTCCCATGCGTTGAGCAGCTTACCCCCCGCGGGGTCGGTGCTGTGGTGGCTGTAGATAAAGGTATCGTTGTCGTAGAGCACCGCGCCGGCGGTAGTGCTTCCTGCAGCGTAGGTCAGACGTCCTGCCCCTGCATCCACATACACCCCAGGCAGGAACTTTTCGATAGCCTGCCGGATGTCGTAAGTCCGGCAGAATGCGCCCACGATGCCGGGCTTGGCCGTAGGGTCGGCCTGCTTGCCGCCGGGCAGCTTGACCTGCTGCTCTGCGGGGCAGGCAGGCCAGCTGCGGGCGTCGTGCCAGTCCTGGTAAAGCCAGAGCAGGTCATCCACGCAGATGCGGCTGCCGTCCTCGGTGGCCTCGCAGACCCAGTCGCTGTCGGCGCTGCGGCTGGGCCAGTACATCAGCCGTTCGGCCTCGAAGGTGGTGGAGTCGAACACGGCCATCGTGGCGTCCAGCGTCTGGGCCAGCATCCGGGCGCAGGGCTGGTACTCCTCCGGCTGCATGACCCGGTCGGTGGGGAAGATGGCCCGCAGCCGTGGGTGCTCCGGGTCGTGCTTCCGGGTGGAGTAGACCGCTGCTGTGCCGATGCTCTTGATGGCCGCGACCCAGTCTTCGGTGCTTCCGGGGGCGCAGTTGTCCATGTCCAGCGTGATGAGGCTGCGCCCAGTGCAGCAGCCACGCTTGCGGCTTCCGTTCCGCAGGGTGCCGCCCACAAAACCGCCCACGTCCTTGAGGTCGGCCTGCTGCGCTTTGGGCAGGGCCATGTACTCTGCGTGGGTCTCGGTGCCGCAGTTTTGCTGCATCCGGTCTGAGAGGGTGGAGGCGAAGCCCTCCCAGCTCAGCTCGTGCAGCGCCCACTCGGTGGCCATGCGGCTGGGACCGGTGCAGATCTTCAGTGTGTCGCTCATAGTTGTCCTCCTCTTATGGTTCATGCCGATACCGGCGGCCCTCCCAGCGGGCGCAGGCGTCCGCCGGGCAGTCCCCGGGTTCTCCGACCCTGCCGCAGCGGGTGCAGACCACGACCCAGCCCCGGTTTCTGCGCCAGCGGGCCACGGCCACTTTGCCCTTCGGGCGTTTCTCTGCGTCGTAGGGCACCGCCCCGCAGGTGCAGGTGCAGGTGAACAACGCCGATGGGGCCTTAGTTGTCGTTTCTTTCATTGTTAGCCCTCCTATCCCCATTGCTCGGACATAGCCTTTGCAACGCCCGGAAAAGTTTTTGCACGGTTCTTTGCGCGGTCAGTGGTAAACATGCCCTTGTGTTGTTCACCATGCTTGTGCGAGTAGGAACCAGACGGGCACCATGTCGCGGTAGGTTCTACGATGTTTGTCGGGTGCAGCGGCGGTACACCGCGTTCCCACAGTAGCGTTTTCTTGCTGTACGGATGTCCGTACTCGTAGGGCTGGATTGCCTGCGTAGGCTTTGGGTAATCAAAAATCTTGCTGGGGGTAGGATTCTCAATCACCACTTTTTCGCAATCAGCTGCCCACACGGCAAGAAAAAGCGCCTTGCCGCACAATCCCTCATAATACCGGGAAAGATTGAGCTTTCCTCCCTTGTACAGGTGTCTTGCTCCTGCGTTGCTCGTCTTTGTGCAGGGGACAAATGCGATGATCATGTCCCAGCGGGGCACGTCATGCACGGTTCCGTCCATGGTCACGACCTGCCCTCCCTCGATGGCCTTTAAGCAGTCACCGAGAATGTGCCATTCCGGGTGTCCGCCAGATGGCTCTATCAGGTCGCACGAATAGGCTTCATGACCCTGCGCGCGGAAAGCCTTGCAAACTTCCTGCGATTCTTCGCAGGCGATAAGTACTTTCATCGTCCTCAGTCCTTTGTAAAGAAATCTCCGTGCCAGCCTGCGGCGCTCAGGGGCAGCCCATCGGCCCATGGCGGCACACGGCTCATAATGCGTATCACGTCCTCCAGTGCGGCCTCCGCGTCCTGCGTGTTCGGCAGCTCAATGACTACCTCGTCGTGGATGTGGAAGACCACCCGGTAGCCTGCCCGGCGTAGATTATCCAGCGCAAAGGCGAGGCAGTCCCGGCCTACGGCCTGCGTCAGGTTCTCGGTGAGCTTGCCGCCGTAGGTCTTGGACTCCTGCCATTTGCCGTTGTCCCATTCCTTATATAAAATCTCGTGGTCGCCCCGCCAGTTGGCCTCCCGGGCAAGCTTCGGGTCCGCGTAGAAGAGTTTCCGTCCGCTGGGCAGCTCCATGGTCAGAAAAGGGAAGGGGACGCTCCGGCTCATCTCCTTGCGGAAGATGACGCCTGCCCGGGGCCTCGTGGTCTGCCCAGTGCGGATGGTGTGGACGGCGGCGTCCTGCATCTTTTTCCAGAGGCTGCGGATGTTGGGGTTCTGCTTGCGCCAGCGGCTTACGATGTCCTTCAGGCCCTCGTCGTCGAGGCCCAGCGCATCGCCGCCCATCCGCTTCATGGCGGATACCCCGCCTTCGTAGCCCAGCGCCAGCGTGGCCACTTTGCCCCGGGCGCGGTACTTGTAGTTGGGGTTGCCTTTCACGATGCTCTCGAACGGCACACCGAAGATGCGGGCTGCGGTGGCCTCGTAGATCTTGCCGGTGGTGCGGAAGACGTCCAGCACCCATTCTTCTCCTGCCAGCCACGCGATGAGCCGGGCCTCGATGGCGGAGAAGTCGGCGTCCACGAAGGTGCAGCCCTTGGCAGGCACCAGCGCCGTGCGGATGAGCTGGCTCAGGGTGTCTGCGACGTTATCGGTGAGGAGCTGCAGGCCCTCAAGGTCGCGGCTCTGGACGAT